TGGCGACCTCCGAGGACCAGGTAGCGAACGTCTACCGGCCCCTCGTGGCCATGATCAAACACGGTCCGCTGTCTTCCCTGATGAAACCCCTTGAGGGCTTCGTGCGGGTGGGCGATGAGGGCCGCATCGACGTCGTCACCAGCTCCGCGCAATCCCGCCTAGGTAACCCCATCACCTTTGCGATTCAGGATGAGACGGGCACGTACAGCGCAACCAATAAGATGATCAAGGTTGCCGAGACGATGCGTCGAGGTCTGGCCGGTATGTCTGGCCGCTCGATGGAGACGACCAACGCGTATGACCCTTCGGAGTACTCGACTGCCCAGCGCACGCACGAGAGCAAGGCTGAGGACGTCTACCGGTACTTCCCGCAGGCGCCTCCCACGCTGAGTTACCGCAACAAGCAGGAGCGGCGCCGGATTCACCGCGCTGTCTACGCTGATTGCCCCCACATTGACCTCGACGCCATTGAGGCTGAGGCCGCTGAACTGCTTGAGGCTGACCCTGGTCAGGCTGAGCGATTCTTCGGCAACCGCATCATGGCTGGTCACGGGGCATGGGTCGAGGCGGCACAGTGGCTTTCGCGCGTAGGCGCCCGGGAGAAGCCTTCCCCGTCGCCGTACAAGCTTATGAAGGTGCCGATTGTTCTGGGCTTCGATGGCTCAGACAGCGACGACCACACGGGCATTCGCGCTGAGACGATGGACGGATTTCAGTTCACGCCGACGTATGGCCCAAGCAAGCGTCCAACGGTGTGGGACCCCTCCGAATGGGGTGGGCAGGTGCCCCGCCTTGAGGTAGACGCTGCTGTCTCGGAGCTGTTCGCCAAGTACGACGTCAAGCTCATGTACTGCGACCCTCCGTATTGGGAGACAGAGGTCGACCAGTGGGCAGAGCGCTATGGCGAACGCCGGGTTATCCGCTGGCACACGCGCCGAGTGGTGCAGATGCACGCTGCGGCGGAACGTCTGAAGACGGACATTATCAAGCAGGACTCGAATTTCACGCATGACGGCTGCCCGATTACAGAGCGCCACATGTTCAACGCGCGCATGGCTGCCCGCCCGAGCGATCGTTACGTGCTGGCTAAGCCTGAGCACAAGCGAAAGATTGACCTCGCGGTAGTGAGTGTCCTGGTGCACGAGGCAGCGTGTGACGCAATCGCGGCGGGCCTGATGAAGAAAAAGCCCCTTTACATGTCGGCATAGAGAGGAGTGTGCGGGTGGCTACGTATGGGCAAGCCCTATCGCTGGTAGGACTGCTAGAGAAGGAACTACTGCGGCGCCGCCCGGACATTGACAGGCACTCGGATTACTACCGGGGTCGTCAGAAGCTGGCGTTCGCCTCGGACCAGTTCCGCAAGTTCCACGGGGATCGTTACCGTGACTTCGCTGACAACTGGGTGCAGGTGACCGCTGACAGTCCCGTAGAGCGGCTGACCGTGAATGGCATCATGCCCTCGGGGATGACTACGGCTGACAAGGAGTCATGGCGTGTCTGGCAGATGAATGGCCTAGACGCTGACTCGCAGCTTGGCTTCCTCGGCGCCATCAACAGCGGGCGTAGCTTCGTGCTGGTCTGGGGCAACCCGGATGACCCTGCTACCCCCGAGGTCACTTTCGAGGATGCCTCACAGTGCATCGTCTCGTACGAGCCTGGCTCTCGCCGGAAGCGTCGCGCAGCACTGAAGCGGTGGGATGACGGGGCGCGCAGCTTTGCCACGCTGTACCTGCCTGGCGAGGTCTGGAAGTTCGAGCGCTCGCTACTGGGTAAGCCCAAGGCTTCGCCGCAGATGCAGCAGGTCGAGGAGGAGCTAGACCGCTGGGAACTGCGCGAGGTTGGCGAACTCAACCCGCAGCCCAACCCGCTTGGTGTGGTCCCTATGGTGGAACTGCCCAACCGGCCGACGTTGGTTGATGAGCCAATCAGTGACGTGTCCGGTGTGATCGCCATGCAGGATGCCGTAAACCTCCTTTGGGCTCAGCTCTTTACTGCCGCTGACTACGCCTCGTTCCCTCAGCGAATCGTCCTCGGCGCCGAAGTGCCCGAGATACCGATCCTCGACGAGAGCGGGCAGATCGTTGGCTCTCGGCCGGTCGACCTTGAACGGTTCGCCGTTGACCGCGTGATGTTCTTTACCGGCGACGACGTGAAGGTAACCGAGTGGACTGCCGCGAACCTTGAGGCTTACACCAGCGTCATTGAGCTCGCCGTGGGCCACATTGCCGCGCAGACGCGTACGCCGCAGCACTACCTATCCGGGAAGATGACGAACATCTCCGGTGACGCACTGCTCGCCGCAGAGACTGGCCTGATCAAGCGTGTCGAGGAGAAGCAACTCTGGTTTGGGCAGGCGCTCCGCGAGGTGTTCCGCCTGATCGCCCTTGCGCAGGGTGATGACGCTAAGGCTCTCGGCATTGCCGCTGGCCGTGTCATGTGGGCTGACGCTGAGTCGCGCTCGCAAGCCCAGCTTTCGGACTCGCTTCTGAAGCTCAAGCAGATTGGGTTTCCCTTCGAGTTCCTCGCGCTCCGCTACGGGCTTACGCCTACTGAGGTCGCGGACCTTATGGACATGCGGGAAAAGGAACTCCTCGCTGACCCCATGGGCGCACTTACCCAGATGATGGCGCATGACCCGGCACAGGGAGTTGACGCGAATGGCGTGGTCCCTGCGGGCGCGAAGGCATCAGGAAGCCCGGTCGGCGCTGGCTGACGCTACGGCGCGTGCGGTACTTGCTGAGTGGTCCAAGGTCAACCCTGACGAAGTCGCGCGAGAGTGGGGCAGTCTCCTCCCTAAGGTCACCGCAATGGTGCAGGCGGGGCAGATCACTGCCGCCTCTCAGGCGAATACGTACATGCGCGAGTTGCTCGGATTCGGCCCCGAGGTCGACCCTGACGCGTTCGCCTCGCAGACCCCGGACGGCCGGAACCTGATGGGTCTGCTAGCCCGTGCGATCCCTACCTCGATTCGGTCCCGTGCCGCTGGTGTGAGTCCTCGTGCCGCAATGGCGCGCGGTGCTGCGTTCCTCGACCTGGTGGCCCGCACTGTGGTGGCTGATACGGGACGGCAGGCGGACCAGGCTGCCATGGTGGGCAACGTCAAGGTGACGTCGTACGTGCGCGTTGTGGAGCTCCCAGCGTGCGCGCGGTGCATCGTCCTGGCCGGACGTGAATACAGCGTCTCGCAGGGCTTCCTACGCCATCCGCGCTGCGATTGCACGATGGAGCCCGTAACTAAGAAGCGCTCGGGTTTCGTGCTCGACGCGCAAGACATGTTCGACGGCATGTCGCCCGACCAGAGGCGCAAGGTCTTTGGGGAAGCGGGCAGCAAGGCGATCAGTGATGGCGCCAACATCTACAGCGTAGTCAATGCGCGCAAGGCCATGGCTCAGGTTGAGATGTTCGGCCAGAAGGTGCAAGTCACCTACACCGGTACTGGCAGCCGGAAAAAGAAGAGGCCACCACGCCTCATGCCTGAAGAGATTTACCGGCAGGCAGAAACCCGTGAGCAAGCTATCCGACTGCTCTACAAAAACGGCTACCTGCGCTGACGCACCTACCAGTTTTGGTACGTGCTCCCTCCCTCGCGCGCAACGCGCAACCACATAACCCCGCAACGGAGTTGAAGCATGCCCGAGCCCATTGTTGACCCGGTTGTTGAGCCTGTGACCGACCCGTCCAACGGACCTGTAGTCGACCCGACCCCAGGCACTGGACCGGTCGCGGACCCAACTATCGAGCCTGCCCCCGAGGGCGCCGACCAGCTAGGCGACGCTGGTAAGAAGGCGCTGGACTCCATGAAGGGGAAGTGGCACGAGGAGCGCGACAAGCGGCGTGCACTTGAGGCGCGGATTACTGCGCTGGAGACCCCTGCCCCTGCGGGCAACACAGACGAGCCTACGGCGGACCAGATCCGTGCGCAGGCTGCGCGTGAGGCTACCGAAAAGGCCAACGCGCGAATCCTCCGATCGGAAGTCAAGGCGGCTGCCGCTGGCAAGTTCGCCGATCCATCCGACGCTGCGCTGTATCTCGACCTTGCCAAGTTCGAGGTTGACGAAAACGGCGACGTTGACGCGGAAGAGATCAGCGACGCGATCGAGGAGCTACTAACCCGGAAGCCACATCTAGCCGCAACGGCCCGCCGCTTCCAGGGCACTGGCGATGGTGGTGCACAGCGCACGCCCGCTGGCCCTACTCAGCTCACCGAGGCTGACCTAGACCGGATGAGCCCAGAGCAGATCAGCAAGGCGAAGCGCGAGGGGCGCCTTAACAAGCTCCTCGGCATCACCAAGTAAACCCTTAAACGCTTAAGGAGCGTTGCATGGCTGTTGACACTTTCATTCCCAAGGTTTGGGCGGCTGATCTATTCGTCGCCCTACGTGGCGCGCAGATCTTCGGCCAGCCTGGCCTGATCAACCGCGACTTCGAGGGCGACATCGCGCAGTTCGGCGACACTGTCCACATCGGCTCGCTGTCTCGCCCGACCATCAGCACCTACACCAAGAACTCGACGGTCATTGACCCTCAGACTCTGGCCACCACGGACCAGACTCTCGTCATTGACCAGTCCAAGTACTTCGCGTTCGAGGTCGACGACGTTGACGCGCGGCAGGTGCGGGACTCCGGTCAGCTCCTGAACAAGGCTGCGGATGACGCTGCGTTCGGTCTGTCTGACGGCGCTGACCTGTTCCTCGCTAACCTGATGGCGACCAACGCGGGCAACGTCATTGCGGCGGGTGACGCTGGCACGGCTGACGCTGCGTACAAGATCGTCCTCGCGCTGAAGGTCAAGCTAGACAAGGCCAAGGTTCCGACTGTCGGTCGCTTCCTCGCTGTCTCGCCTGAGTTCCACGCGCTACTGCTCCAGGACAACCGATTCCTTGACGCTGCGGCGTACGGGTCCAACGTCCCCGTCCTAAACGGTGAGGTCGGCCGAGTCCTGGGCTTCCAGGTCATGGTTACCCTCAACCTCCCGGCCGGTACCGCTGGCACTGGTGTCGAGGTGTCCAACTTCGTCGTGGCCGGTCACTCGATGGCAACCACGTTCGCGGAGCAGATCAACAAGGTTGAGGCCTACCGCCCGCAGAACTCGTTCAGCGACGCGATCAA